CGAAGCACAAATGCATGAGCAATTCGAACAAGCAATTGACGAATTGAAAGAAGACTTTGCTGCTAAGATTGACGACTACCTAAATTACATGGTAGAAGAATGGATGAAAGAAAATGAATTGGCTATTGAATCTGGTCTACGTTCAGAGATCGTAGAAGACTTCATTGGCGGATTAAAGAATCTATTCGCAGAACACTATATTGACATTCCAGAAGAAAAAGTGGATGTTGTTCAAGAAATGGCAGACAAAGTTGAAGAACTAGAAGCCAAATTGAACGAAGAAATTTCTCGTTCCGTTGAGTTCAAAAAAGAAATCAATGAACACAAGAAACTACAGGCCGTGCAAGCAGTTTGCGAAGGCCTAACGCAGACTCAAGTAGAAAAATTAAAATCACTCGCAGAGAGTGTTGAATTTACTACTGAAGAAGATTTTCAGGATAAAGTTAACACCTTGAAGGAAGCATATACTCCTTCTAACGTTAAGCCCGTTGAAAAATCTGCACTACAAGAAGGCGTAGAAGTACCAGAAGACAAGCCAACAAAATTGTCGAATGATGCTCTAATTAATGCCGCCGTAAATTCAATCTCAAAATCCGTGGCAAAATAAATATACCACATTTAATTTTAAATAGGAGTTACTTAAATGTTACTATCTGAAGAACTAAAGCAAAAATGGCAACCAATTCTGGAGCACCCAGAATTAGAAGCAATTAAGGATCCATACAAAAAGGCTGTTACAGCTATGGTACTTGAGAACCAATCTCAAGCCATGGCATCTGACCGCGCTCAAATGGGCATGATCAATGAAACCACAAGTACTGGCCCATCCATGGCAACTGGTTCTGGTATTCAAAACTTCGACCCAATCTTGATTTCATTGGTTCGCCGTGCGTTACCTAACCTGATTGCTTATGATGTTGCTGGCGTTCAGCCAATGACAGGCCCAACAGGTTTGATTTTCGCAATGCGTGCCAAGTACGGTGAAAACAACAAAGCATCTGGCGTAGAAGCATTCTTCAATGAAGCTAATACACAGTTCTCTGGTGGTGGTTCAAGCGGCAACCGTTTCGGTTTCTCTAACAACACTACTGGTGATACATCAACTAACCCAGTTAGTACCGGTTTCACAACAGCTAACACATTCACAACTGGTATCGGCATGCCAACGGCTACTGCTGAATACTTGGGTTCTGAAAGTAACACTGCTTTCGGTCAAATGGCTTTCTCTATCGAGAAGGTTACTGTTACTGCTCAAAGCCGTGCGTTGAAAGCTGAATACTCTCTAGAACTTGCACAAGACTTGAAAGCAATTCACGGTCTTGACGCTGAAACAGAATTGTCTAACATTCTGTCTACAGAAATTTTAGCTGAAATTAACCGTGAAGTTATCCGTACAATCTACACTGTTGCTAAAAACGGTGCTCAGTATGGTACAACAACTGCTGGTACATTTGACTTGGACACCGACTCTAACGGCCGTTGGTCTGTTGAGCGTTTCAAAGGTCTGATTTTCCAAGTTGAACGTGATGCGAACGTTATCGCTAAAGAAACTCGTCGTGGTAAGGGCAACGTGATGATCGTATCATCTGACGTTGCTTCTGCTATGGCGATGGCTGGTGTGTTGCAATACACTCCTGCTCTTTCTACTGACCTACAAGTTGACGACACTGGTAATACCTTTGCTGGTCTACTACACGGTCGTATCAAGGTTTATATCGATCCGTATTTTGGTGGATACACAAGCAACCAAGAATTGGTAACTATCGGTTATAAGGGTTCTTCTCCTTATGACGCCGGTCTTTTCTATTGCCCATACGTTCCGCTACAAATGGTTCGCGCAGTTGATCAGTACACATTCCAACCTAAAATTGGTTTCAAGACTCGTTACGGCATGGTTGCAAATCCGTTTGCTGCTGGTACGGACGCTGATCTTGGTCAGTTGTACTCTAAGCGTAATGCTTACTACCGCATTTTCCGCGTTGCTAACTTGATGTAATTTCAAGTAAAAAAACCACCGCAGAGTGGGTACTTTAAAAGGGGAGCAGAAATGCTCCTCTTTTTTTGTTCCTAAATACAAGTGTTAATAAGGAGAAAATATGAGTGGAGCAATTACAACTCACCCAGCCACAACCAATTTATTACAGCCAACAAAATATTTACTTAATTTTCCGGAAATTTCGGAAACAATATATTTCTGTCAAAAGGCAAATATACCTGGCGTATCATTGGGTGCGGCGCTGCAAGTAACACCAAACCTCGACATATACCATTCGGGCACAAAAATAGAATACAACACATTTGAAGTTACATTTATGGTAAATGAAGATTTATCTTCATGGTTGTCGATATATAATTGGATGGTAGATTTATCTTCTGTAACCGGCAGTTATAACAGAAGGCAAGAAAGTAAAAAACAAGCAATACTTACAATAATGTCGAATCTGAATAATCCAAAACTCAGAGTAAAATTAAATAACATTTTTCCGATATCACTCAGTGATTTGGATTTTGATACAACACTTTCGGCCGAAGAACATATGGTAGCAACCGCATCATTTAGGTATGATTTGTTTGACATTGAAATACTTTAATGATATAATGTAGTTTTGTAATGGAGATTGTAATGAGCAAACTTGAAGAGATATTAAAATACTGGGAAGCAGACTGTGTGATTGATTCCACCGAACCAGGAAAAGAACTGCTAAAAATACCTACACTACACAATAAGTATTTAAAGATTCTTGTGAATCATAGACTTGCTATGAAACGAGTTAACTTTGATTATTCTCGTATGCGTAAGATTAAAGAAGAATATTACAACGGTTCTTTGTCACAAGAAGAATTAGAAGAATATGGTTGGGAACCTTTTTTGTTAAGTGTGAAGACTAAACAAGGAATTGAAAAATATATTGATTCCGATCCAGAACTTATTCGTTTTCTGGAAAAGAAAATGTATCATGATGAAGCAATTGCTGTGTGTGAATCTATATTACAAGAACTTAGAAGTAGAACTTACCAACTGAAAGATTATATTGCATGGGAAAGATTCATCGGTGGAAACTAAACTACTTGTAACTAAAAGAAATGAATCGTATGTAAAAGTTAAATGTGAAAGGTCAACGGCACAAGAGCTTTCTGAATTTTTCACTTTTTATGTTCCTGGACACCAATTTACCCCAGCATTCAGAAACAAAATCTGGGATGGTAAAATAAGACTTTTCGATTTGCGCACCTTCGAGCTTTATCATGGATTGCTTCCTTACATAGAAGCATTCTGTTCTGAACGTGAATACACATTGGAGTATGGTGATCCTAGACCAGACTTGACAGAAGACTATCCGGTCTATCATGCCGATAAGTTTATTGGTGGTCTTTCCTTACAGTCAAGAAATATAGACATAGATGTGAGGGATTACCAAAAGAATGCATACATACATGCTATGAGAAAACAAAGATGTTTGTTGTTATCACCAACAGCATCCGGCAAGTCACTCATCATCTATCTCATTATCCGTCAATTACTGGACTATAAGTGTAACAAAGGCCTTATCATTGTTCCAACAACATCATTGGTTGAACAGTTACATTCAGACTTCATAGACTATTCTACTGCGAATGGCTGGGACGTGGCAACCAGCGTTCATCGTATTTACCAAGGAAAAGATAAAAATACCGATGCTCCGTTGACAATTTCAACTTGGCAGTCAATCTATACACAACCCAAAGAATACTTTGAACAATTCGACTTCGTTATTGGTGATGAAGCACATCTGTTTAAAGCGCAATCGCTTACTGGTATTTTGTCTCAGTGTAAAAATGCAAGATACAGAATTGGACTGACTGGTACGCTTGATGGAACCAAGACACACAAATTGGTGTTGGAAGGGCTTTTTGGTCAGGTTGAAAAAGTGACAACAACCAAAGAACTCATGGACAACAAACAGCTTGCAGACTTTACGATAAAGTGCTTGGTGTTAAAATATGAAGATGAAATATGTAAACTAATGAAGGGTAAA